ATTTTTAAAGATACAGATTTAAAGATTTATTTTAAATTTAGATTATAATGTCCAATTTTAATAATAATTCATCTACAAGTGGAAATGTGTTAACAATTAAAACAGTACAAATTGCACCATTTAGAACATTAATGACTGCGTTAAAAGATATACTTTTAGAAACAAATATAACTTTTCAACCAGATGGCATTCGTATTATTAATATGGATAAATCTCATACTATTCTGGCTCATTTATATTTAGCTGCTCAAAATTTTGAATTTTATGAGTGTAAAAAAGATACTATTATTATCGGTGTCAATATGTTTCATTTATTTAAATTAATCAACTCTATAGACAATGACGATACACTAACTATTTATATTGAAAATGGTGATTATGTGGATGGTATCGTTTCACATTTAGCATTAAAATTTGAAAATGGTGAGATTAAGCAATGTAAAACACAAAAATTAAGACTAATTGAACCTGAACCAGAAGAACTTGAGTATCCAGACGTGAAGTTTTCTTCTATTATTAATTTACCTTCTGTAGATTTTCAAAAAATTATTCGTGATTTGTCTTGCATTTCAGATAAACTAGAGATAAAATCCGTTGGTAACGAATTGATTTTTAAATGTTCAGGACAATTTGCATCTGCAGAAATTCATCGTGCAGAATCTGATGGAAGTATGGGATTTGTTTTAAAACAAGATTCATCTAAAATTATTCAAGGAGAATTTTCATTAAAGAATCTAGGTTATTTTATTAAATGTACTAATTTGTGTTCGCAAATTGAAGTCTATCTAGAAAATGATTTACCATTAGTAGTTAAATATAATGTTGCTTCATTGGGAGAAATTAAATTATGTTTGGCACCATTACCTAATTCATAAATGATAATGATATATAGTATTATATAAAAAATATATATTAAATGTATTATAATATTATATTATACAAATTATAATGTATAATATAACGATTGTATCTGCATTTTTATCAAATATAAATAATAATAAAAAAATAGAAAAATACATTGAATGGTCAAAGATATTAATCAATATTAATTTACCCAAAATAATATTTATAGAACAAGAAATTTATAATAAGTATTTTAATGATGAATCATATCCAAATACTAAATTTATTATTATAAAACGAAGTGATTTATATCTTTATAAATATTATGATAAAATTACAAATTTTAATATTCAAACAGATAATCCAAACAAAGATACTATTGACTATTTATTTGTGCAATGTAATAAAACAGAATGGGTAAGAGAAGCTATTTTATTAAATTATTATAAAACTGATCAATTTATATGGTTAGATTTTAGTATTTATCATGTTATTAAAGATATATCTCTTTTTGAAAATGAAATAAATTCATTAAATAATAAATTATACAATAATGTGCGTATTCCAGGATGTTGGAATCCTAATAATGAACAAAATTATAATGTTTATAATACCATATGTTGGTACTTTTCCGGAGGTATTTTTGGAGGAAATAAAGATAAATTAATAGATTTTGCAAACTTAACAAGAGAGAAGTGTATTAATGTTATTAATGAAAAAAATAATATTATTTGGGAAGTAAATATATGGTATTTAATTTATAAAGATAATCCTGAATTATTTAGTTATTATTATGGGAATCATGATTTAACTATTTTATCTAATTATTAATTTAGCTCTTATAAATTAACTTATTATTAATTGTTTCTTTACTATATATAGCTAATTTAGTTGTTCTATCCCAAACACTATAACTTAATAATACTCTTTCTTCCTCTACAATAAACCCCAAACAATATTCAATAGGTTCTCCTTCAAATTTAAAAGGAGCAGAATATCTTAATAAATTCATTTGATTATCAAAAACTACCATCATATGATAATAATTTCTTGGATCTTCATAAGAAACTATATGTATAATAAACCATAATTCATTCTTATATTTGAATCCACACGTGGAGCCTCTTGCGTGTTCAAATATTTTTGGCATATTTGTTTTTTCTGTTATTAAATCTAATTTGTTGGTTTCATTATTTATTTTACATATTTGTAAAGGAAACCATTTATATACAATATGAGTAGATCCATTGTATTCCATAAAAACCCAATTTTTTTCACAGTAGTTATCATTAAAAGAACATTTTATTTCTTTTGGGTTCAATTTATTTTCTAGAATATCATAATTTCCTGAAACAATACCAATATTGTTATTTTCGTGAAATCCTGTTCCTATAAAAAGTATTTGATTTTTATTTACATCATTAAATATTTTTACATCTTCTACTCCAATATAACGTCTATTTATATAATTCACATCTATTATTTTTTCATTTATTATTTTAAAGTATTTATTTAACTCAAGGTATTTATTAATAGTAGTAATATGTTTTTCACAATCTAAATAACTACCATTTTCAGTTATTCTATAATTCACACATCTAATATTCATAATATATCCATCTGCATTTTCTCTCTTATTTGGAATAATACAACTAGAAGATGAATAAAATGTTACAATGTCTGGACCTATTTGTTGATTTGTTGTAAATCCAAAATCTAATATTAAAATAGGTTTTAAAATGTCCTTATAAAATTTCATATTACTGAATAAATTATTTTTAATAGAAGAATTATCACTATTATTAAAAATATTAACTATTTCATCATTTATATTTTTTACACCTAAATAACCAGCAATAATACTGTATTCATAATATATTTTATATGTATATATATCATTATGTAAAAATAAATAATTATCTTTATTAAGATCCATTTTTAATATATCTTTTGCAATATCATAATAAATTTTTGCGATTTTACATTTACCTATAATCCTATAATGATTAATTATTTCATATAGATTTTCTATTCTATATGGTAAATAGTTATATCCTTCCATCCAGTAATAAATTGCATCTTTTATTTTATTTAAATTTTTATAACATAACCCAATTTTATAATAACTATACCAGACTTCTTGTTCCCATCCACCAAAATTTATTCTTTTTAAATACATTTCTATTGCTTGTTCTAATCTTCCTGTATCTGAATAACTATTTGCCAGATAAAAATGATATCTTTCACAATGAGGTTCATCTTTAATACCATTTTCAAGTAATTTAATATCTCTCTCAAATTTATCTGATTTACATCCCCCATCTCCAATGTCTAGTATAAAAAGTTTACTTTTTTCTATTTTATAAACACTATTATTAGAAGGTGTTGAAATGTATTCATGAGTTACACCAATATATCTATAAAGTCCATTATTTCTAATAATTCTCATATTTTGATAATAAAAATTATCATTTCCTTGTAAAATAATAAAAGAATCATATATTCTTAATATGTTTTTATCAAAGTCTTTAATTTGTAACATCATATCTGCATCAAGTAAAAGAATAAAATCAGACAGTCCCATACAAGAATTTATAGCAAAATTACGATTATATGCAAAATTTTGAAATGGTTCTTTAATAACTTTTCCAGGAATATTTTTTTGTGAAAAAAAGTTTTCAATAATTTCAACTGTATTGTCTGTAGACCCTGTATCACAAATACAATAAGAATCAATAATAGGTAACACATTTTCTAAAAAACGTTGAATAATACCACTTTCATTTTTTACAATCATATTTAAACATAATGTTGGTAATGGAATTTCATTTATTATAAGTTCCATATTTAAATGTTATATAGAAATATTTAAGTAATTAAAAAATCATTTTATATTATATAATTATGGCTTGTACCAGATTTAATTATGATGAATCTAGAACAAAAAAAAAATTACAACAATCAACAGATCCTGGAAGATGGATATTAAATGTTCCTGGAAATGGTGATAAACCGTGTTATATTTCAGATCCGCAAATTATTATTCAAAAATGGGGAGCAAATTTACGAACAAATACTATTCAATTAGAAAGTGAATTGTTTGGAATAGGACCAAATAAACAATATAATAGAGATTATTTAGCAAATATTAATAATCCTTCAGTAACAACTGAACCTATAGAATACCCAACATGCGATAATTTATACACAGAACAATCTAGAGCAATTATGCCAGCATGGACTGCTCGGGAGTTAGAACAAAGTAATTTATATTATTTACCACTTAATCCACAAGAAAATGTATGTATTCCTTTTCAAAATAATTTGAGTACACGAATTTTAGAAAAAGATTATTTTACTCCAAAATATCCTTGTGTAAGTAATGAAAATCATTATTTATTGCCTGTTGAAACTATGAATAATAATAAAAATAATAATTTATGTACAACCAGTCAATCCTGTTATAAGGTTAGCAAGTAAAGTTGAGAAAATAAATTGCAATTTAATAATTTATGAGTAATAGCTAAAAATTAAAAAAAATATAATACTTTATATATAATGGAAATAGCCATACCTTTAATAGCATTAGGTGGAATGTATGTTATTTCAAATCAAACCAATAATCAAAGTAGTAAAAATAATGTAAATAGAGAAAATTATACAAATATGGGATTATCAAAACAAAACAATAGTTTACCAAATATTAACATTCCTCCTCAGAATTATCCAGTTATTAATAACAAACAATTAGTAGATGATGCATTACAAAATTATCCAAATCCAAATGTTGCAACAGATAAATATTTTAATCAAAATGCATATGAACAAAAAAATATTTATGGAGAAAAAACGAATAATAATATTCCAAACATTTATTCACTTACAGGAAACTATTTAGATTCAACAGAATTTAAACATAATAATATGGTTCCATTTGTTGGAGGCAAAGCAAAAAGTTATACTTACAATATGGATATGGCAGAAACTATTTTAGACAATATGAATGGAAATGGATCTCAAATAAATAGAAAAGTAGAACAAGCACCTTTATTTAAACCTCAAGAAAATATTCAACACGCATATGGAATGCCTAATCATAGTGATTTTTATCAATCCCGTGTAAATCCTGGAATGAGAAATAATAATGTAAAACCATTTTTAACAGAAACGGTTGGTCCTGGATTAGATCAAGGTTATTCAAGTATAGGCACTGGAGGTTTCAATTCTGGTATGCAAGCTAGAGATAAATGGTTACCTAAAACTGTAGATCAATTAAGAGTAGAAACAAATCCAAAAATAGAATATTCTTTAGAATCTCATGAAGGTCCATCTTATTCACAAGTAAAAAATATTGGTCTTATTGGAAGAGTAGAAAAAAATTTACCTGATACTTTTTTTATTAATACACAAGATAGATGGTTAACAACTACTGGTTTAGAAAAGGGTGAAACATTAAGACCTATTCAAGAAATGGGAATTATTAAAAGACCAAACGATATATTAGACTATAAAGGCACACCTGGATCTAATGATAAACAAGCTGGTTATGCAGATCAAAATTATGAAGTCTCTAAACGTAATGAAACTGTTACTTTAGACGTTCCTCATTCTTCCGCAAGGGGTCGTGGTCCATCTACTGATATGGATAATTATATGAAAAGTCATACAAATTATGTAAATAATAGAGCTAGTATTAAACAACCAGATACATTAAGAAGTGGATTTGGTGGAGCTATAGGAGCGGTTATTGCTCCTTTATTAGATATTTTAAAACCATCCAGAAAAGAAGAAACTATTTCTAATGTTAGAATTTATGGAGATATGAAACCTTGTGTTTCTAGTAATTATGTTATCAATCCAAAAGATGTCACACCTACAACTATTAAAGAAACTACCATTTATTCACCTACTTTTAACATTGATAGTCAAAAAGAAGGTAATTATATAAATAATTATACACCAATGGATTTTACACAGAGAGATAGTACTAGTTGTAGTTCATTAGGTGCTGCAAGTAGTAATTATGGACCAATGGATTATAATGCTGTTTATAAACAAACAAATAATGATATTAAATCACAGACGATACATAATCGTGCAAATCAAGGTGGAATGCAAATGTTTAATCAACAAATGAATGTTTCTATTAATAAAAATGATAAAAATCATTTAAATAATCGTGTAAATGCTGCATCTTCTGTTATTAAAATGCCACCTTCTCTTGAAAATTATGGAAAAATAAACAATGTTCCACAATATAGTAACCAAAACATTGGTTGTGAAAGAATACAACCTGATTTATTAAACGCTTTTCGTTCTAACCCATATACACATAGTTTAAATACATCAGTATAAATTGCGTAATATTAATATATAAAAACAATTATATTATATTATTATGAAATTAGATATTCATAAAAATATAAAAGAAAAATTAAATTATTTTTTTTTTATACATAAAATACCAAATATAATATTTCATGGACCATCAGGTAGTGGAAAAAGAAGTATTGTAAATGATTTTATTAATTTAATATACGATTCAGATCGTGAAAAAATTAAGTCTTTTGTTATGTATGTAAACTGTGCACACGGAAAAGGAATTAAATTTATTAGAGAAGAATTAAAATTTTTTGCAAAAACACATATTAATTCTAATGGAGGACATAATTTTAAAAGTATTGTTTTATTAAATGCAGATAAATTAACAATGGACGCACAATCTGCGTTGCGTAGATGTATTGAATTGTTTAACCATAATACACGTTTTTTTATTATAGTAGAAGATAAATATAAGTTATTAAAACCTATCTTATCAAGATTTTGTGAAATTTATGTATCTGAACCTTTTTATAAAGGAGAAATTATAAATTTGTATAAATATAATTTAAACGATACTTTTAAAATGAAAGATATAAAAACTCGTAGAATAGATAATTTAAAAAAAGAATTATTGAAAATGTCTTCAAAACAAAATATTCAAAATATAGACATTATTGAGTTGTCTAGTTCTTTATATGAAAAAGGTTATAGTGGATTAG